GGTACTTGTTAGAACCCCAGTTCTAACAAGAAGCGCACCGCCGCAGTGTTGGGTAAACCCTACGGCAGTGTTCACTCTACCTTGATTCATTTACTTCATCCGTAGTTCGTCACTTGTTAGAGTCCCAGTTCTAACAACAAACGCGCCGCCGTAGTGTTGGGCAAACCCTACGGCAGTGTTATTTTATTTTATTTTAATATTTTTATTTTAATATTTTTATTATTATTTTACTTCATTTTACTTATTTATTTATCTTATTTATCTTATCTTATCTTATTTATTTATTATTTTGTTTTGTTTTATCTTATGTCACATCATGGAGCTGTGGGTCCTCGAGGTGCTCATTAAGGTGCCCGCGCAGCTCAGCGGGCCACCCAAACATACAGCCTTGTAGCACGCGCCTCGCCGGATGCGTGGCCCAGCCCCGCCGGGAGCGCCACGCGTTATCACGACCGTCAGACGCATCGGCGGCTGCACGCCCCAACCGCAGCAGCGTTACTCATCCAACCATCGTCTCGTTACCTGGCACGCTATAGCTCCTCACCGCGCGATCCCCCACTGGCCTGGTCGGAACTGCCACTCGATGACTCAACCTGGTCTGCTCGTTCCACCTCTCGTTCTTTGCCCTTGGCCCGCCTGCCCATTGACACCACGGTTCCGGACGCTGCAGAGGCCGCTGAAGGCACCACGGACCGCGACGTAGCCACCGTGGTTGTGCTGCGCGACGGTGCAATCCCCCGGTACTCGGGCTCCACTATCTTCCCCCTCGGCCCTTCATCCGCTCCTGCCAGCCTGGCCTCGACCGAAGCCACTTCGGAGGCCCAGCTATTCCACGAGGGCGGCTCTAGGGCCGGTTTAGGCGCCTCTAGGATGGCCTGCACCTTTGGCTTCGCCCCTGCCCCGTCAGGTTGCCTGACCGGCTCCTCCCCCGTCTCGGGTATCGGGTCTTGCGGTGCAGACAATGAGCCTTTATGACTGCGCGCACGCGAACCCAACCGCATCCCTCTCAGCGGCGCGACTGGTGGGGGACTCGACGGCCCTGCCCCTGCCTGGGCCGGCTCGGCGGTACCGTGGCCCCGGGTGACACTCCTGTCGCTCTGGCTGCTGAGGGGTCTTACGCTGCTTGACGACTCTTGTCTGCTCGCGGCCTGCTCTTGCACGTCAGCGTGGTCCTCGTCGTCCGAAGCTGGCGGTACCACTCCCAGCACTGTCACCACTACGGTCCACGCGCGCATGCGTGCGCTGTGGCCCGCCAATGCTGCAAGGTAGGCGGGCGACGGCCGTTCACACCGCCCGGCCAGCTCCGCCCTGCCCGCTAGTGCGCACGCCACCAGCTGAGGGTACTCCGCCCCGGTCACCACGCTCTTCTTATCCAGCAGTGAGTTATTCATAGGCACGCCTGTAGAAAACAGTGGGGCCAAAGCAGCCACGGGCGACGTATCATATAGCGCCAACAAGAAGCCGTGATTCCGCCAAGCTCTAATGCACCGCTCAGTGCCGTCTAAGACGTCGTAGCTGAACGGGCTTAGCCATTCCATCCCCACCCCGCCCGGGCACAGCCGGCTAGTTATAGAAAGCATGGCACCGCGTCTCGTCTCTGGGTCCGACAGCTTTTCTGTGACCGCCCGCATCATCAGCGCGGTGTCCTGGTGCCCGCTATCCCTCGCGCTCAACAGCGTAGCCCCTATTCCAGCCAAGTAAGCCTCCGACAGCACGGCCGCGTTAGCCACGAGCTCGCGAGCGCTGTCCGCAGTCACATGTGCGGTCTCCTGGTCTGGCAGCAGCAAGTAGGCCGCCGCGTCCAACTTTGGCGTGCAATTCTTGTAGGGTGCGACCGCCGCAGACCCCCAGATGTGCGGAGCTATGCTAGCCTGCGCTAGTATGGCCCCCGCGACGCGGCCCAACCCCATGGAATAGGCGTACGCCCAGTAGTATGACAAAGCGAGGCCCGGGTTGGACAGGACAGCCGTGTAGTGAGCTGGATCCGGAGCCACATTCGCAGGCGGGGGACCCCCGACGCGGACGAACGCGATCGGGTGGTTAACGGCACACTCTACAGGATAGTCGCCGTCGGAATATATAGTTCCGGGTATCGCGTAGTGCCCCACGCCCCGCAGCCCCATCGCCAAGAAAGCTCGATACTGCGGTGATTGCTCGGTGTGATTATAAGCATACGCGTAGTTATTGATTTGGGCTTCAGTTAAGTGAGGCGTATCGCCTGTTGTTATGCTGAACATGTTCTGGTCGTCCATGCTCGGAGTCGCTCGCGGCGATATTCCCGACCTTCGCATAGTCTCAGCATGCAGCACCACCCGCGCCATGCTGAAGAGCCTATACCCGTAGTCGTCGCCACGCGCGCATTCCACGAGCACCCTGCGCACTGCGTCAAAGTTGTTCGGCAACCCCAGGTTAGCGCCTCCGCCGCCGTTGGGCAGGCCTGGCACTTGCGGCGCGGCACCAGGTGCGGCCACGGTTCTCGGCAGCTTGAAGTTCGTCGCAGCCACCCACTTGTCTGCGGTCGGTGCCTCGTACATGGCCATAGCCACATTCTCGTTTAACGCCGGCCGCGCCACGAAGTGCCTCCCGGCGTGGCTGAGCGATACTGTGAGCGGCTTGCCCACGTACGAGTACGGCACAGATCTCCACTGCACCACAGACTCGTCAGCCGAGCTGGGCCTCGCTGACCCGACCTCCACTGCCAGTCTAAGCACGCCGGCGCGCATCCCGGCTGCCAGACACATGTCGTCGATCGGCACACGACCGGCGCCATCATACCATGCCTTGGTGGCCTTATCCCCGGTGAACCCCGTCCCTGCCGCTTCACTATCATCCCTGCCCCGCACAGCGCTTTGCACGCTCACTTCATTCACAGGCGCGAACGCCAGGTCGGTCGAACGCCACCGGTGTGCTGGGTCAAGCGTCAAGCCCATGATGTGCTAGTTTAGTTGGTGTGTTGCGGTGTTGAGTGTTTGTGGCGGTGTCGGTAGCTCTGAGGACTTGTTGCGGCTGGATGTGGTGCCAGTCAGTGCTTCAGTTACTGTGCAAAAAGGAGAAAGCTTTATTCTCTTTTTTGC